GTTCCCTTGAAGACACCACGCTGAGTGTCACAACTAACAAACCACTAAGCAGATCTGTCCCGGACCACCTAGGCCCGGCCTTCCTTAGACTCTTGGTCAAGCTTGACCCAGTCTCTCCCCACTGGTCTCTCTGGCAGCTTTTTTGCTTTGGCCGGAGAGGGTGGAGGTGTAGTAGTTAGTAGTCCTGGTTGGGACGGTTCTACTGCTACAGGCAACAATCCTAAAGGAATAGTACCTGCCACTCTTGTCACATTCACATACGCATATCTTAGCGTTTGATTATATGGAGAGTTTGAGAAAACATTATAAGTAAGGATCACCTCCGCGTCGCTTGCGAAATAGAACATAGTACTCGCGTTTGTATCAGAATTCAAATCAGCGTATAAATACATCTGACCAGAACCCCGAGTCCAAAGAGCATCTGAAACATTTAGCAAAGCACTTGCAATTGTGCTATCGACGCTGTTACTACAGCAAAGGTGACCTTCCACTTTCCAAGTACCAGGAGGTACCAGAATCCCATTGGCTGTTATCGTCGGACCATCATCGCTCCCATAGAAGGAGCCAGAAGGTAGATAAGTAATAGTATGGGGACTCTGAGTAATCGACGTGTTTGGGGTAGTCGAAAAGTACGATTGCCCATTCACGGAAAAGCCGGAAGCGGAGAAATTCCGCCCGTACAACTCCACCTCATATTCCACTTCCAGTCGTCCAATAACTGTGTTTACAGTCCCACTTTCTGAAGAGATCAGTATCTTCCCGAGATAATACTCGAGTTGAGACACATGATCACTCAAAGTTGATGGGTTCGTAGCATTAGTTACAAATAGTTGACGGTTCATCTTACCAGAAAGAAGGTCAAAAGACATCTTTCCCCAAACAGGCCCAGTAACATATCGGGCATATTGTGACATCTCCTCACCGGAGAGGGGTAGGCGATCCGAACTATTATAGTCTATGGCTAGGGAAACCTGGCCATAGACTGAAGTTGGAACAACAGGAACATAATGTACTTTTAATGTTTTAAACTTATATTTCTCGAATGGCACGCAAACCTTCGAGGCCCATGGAAAGATATCCACATTGCCTGGGTTTAAATACCGTTGGGCAACAGTGAACTCAGAAGCATCTGCGATTGTTACATCTGCAAACCGCTCCTGGCCTGAAATCACTACAGGCTTCACTCCATTTCTTCCAGACCTCTTTGACTGCGCCACAAGAGCCTTCCGCTCTTGAGACTGAGACTTTGACTCAATAGAGTTAAGACTCTTTCTATTTTGTTGTTTTTTAATTTGCTTTGGCATATTGTATTGGGTACATCCGATGCCTACGGACCGACTGTACATCATGTAGCAACCTCTCTTCAGAGGGACCTCCGTGCAGTCTGTCGGCTCCACGCATATCTGCTTGGCTCGGCTTCCTACCAGGACATTTCAGGGTTTAAGCTACAACCCCAGCCCTCTTGGCAGTACTCCGATTTGGACGAATTACGTCTACATAACCCAATTTCTTTACTACTTCGCCTGAAGTAAGAAGGCCAGCGATTACATTCTATATCACTTGCCCGATGCCAATGTTCCCCTACCAATATTCTCCCCATCATTTTAGTTGGAGGGCGCCAGACCATTTTAGAATCTGGCACAGGCAGGAAAAGGTTCGGATCTACTATTACAGTAGAATCATCCGCCTTCTCTATCGGAACATCAAATGCCTGATATACACCTAACATAGGATCGTCATCACGGAAGACCCGTTCACGATTACAATCCACGAAAGCTTGAAACTCAGGGAATTCATCCCCATCTCTAAGATAGGAAACCTTCTTCGGTTCCCCTCTTTTCTTTTGTGAGATCAACGCAAAGCCCCCAAAATCGGGGACTTCACGGGAGTCAAGTGCATCAGCCTCAATTCTGGCTAAAAAGGATGCATATATGCGTTGAAAATTGGTTATTTCGTATTTAAGCCCCAGAGGAGCCCTCATACCCAATCCTCCCCGCTGATGAGATAAATAGAAGTTGTACTTTCCACCCTGCGATAACAACATTAGAGATTCCTTCCAGTAATGGATAAACCTCTTAGTCGCTCTTACAGGATTGACAGCCCCTGATACTACCTCATTAAAAACATCCCAAACAGGAGCCTCCCTGGCCCCTTTTCTACCGGTCAACTTTGACTGGCCAGTTAACAGGCCAGCATTCATATACCCTAGCCGCCTAGGGGTGGTACATCCCCCCCCATCCAAAAACACCTGTGAATTAACTGTAAAAACTCGTCTATGGATATAGTTCTTTCCAAGACTTGTCTTAAAGCCTACACGATCAATGTTTTTTAGCCAGATAGAATACATTTCCCGATTAGATTTGAATAGGATATCATCCCCATTCACCAGAACAGGCAGTTCCGAAAGTGGAAAAGTCTGTTGATAATAGTCTTCGAGGGTCTTCCAGTAGCCTATGATATTAGCAATACATAGAACTGGGAAACTAAGGGGAGAGCCCATGAGCTGCCCATTCCTTTGTTTTAGGTTTGGGATTTCAGGTAACTTCTTACCTTGGAATAGTTTTGGATAAACTATCTCATGCTCATATATGACTTTCCTCATAATCTCCTTTCCTTCCTCCTCAAGATCCATTTGCTCCAAAATTTCCTCAAAAATTAGCTTAGTCAGATTGATATTTAATTCATCTGTAGCTGCTGAGTAATCTCCTGAAACCCATTGGTCCAAGTCGGGGAAGTAACTACTTTTCCTCTTTAGGTCATCAATCAGTTTATTATCAACTGTCTGACCTATTAGACTAAACTGGAACTTCTTCTTCAAGAATTTCCAAAGTGACTTTTGTAAACACTTCGAATACCAGTAACATCCTGCAGGTCCCTTTGTAATTATACGAACCTTTAGTGGCTCCAAAATGGGAGTAACCTTAGCTTTAGGTTCTTCCCCCACAGTCATACGACGGGCTATTTGTTCAGAAGTTAGAGAAAAAAGACCCGGACTAGGAGATTGAAATTCATCAGAGATAAACTCTGGCGATTCACTCCATCCGTAATCCCCTACCTCCTCTTCCTTCCCATCTGTAATTTCCTTTAATTGTCTATCAAACCATTCAACTGGCCAACCACGTTTTAGGAAAAAACCTTGTAACGGATCAACACAATCACAGTCCGACTGGCCACAATTACATAAAAAACTTTTTACAGCCTCCTCATATCTGTCTTTTAATACTCCCGAAGCGCCGCCTTTTGAGCGGACGTTCTGAAAGCAAGCAGAGTTTGAGGCCGGGTGGATTGAAAATCCTTTCCACTCAAATCCCTGGAATACCCTCTTTACATAGGGCTTAAGAT